TTATACTATTATATTAGTTATCTTAATGTAATATTAATTATATTATATAGTAGTATATTATATATCTTATCTTATTTTATTATTAGTTATATTACTATTATATTATATAGTATTAATTATAGTATAGTAATTACTATTATTTATTATTAGTATTTATATAGTATTATATTAATTATATATTAGATATACAAAGACGATTTTTTATTTTATTTTATTATTTGCACGGCTAGTCCCTTTGTTTTCGTAAAGCACTTCGTCGCTCGGATTTCGGACTACCGGCTTGACGCCTGCCTATAAATCCGGAGCACTCTGCCGCCTTTCGGCTGCTTCGCTCGTCTTCCGCTCGCGTCTTCTCGTTCTCACGAACTCGAAGCTCCGATTCACGTCGTTGTTAAACGAAGTGTTTTTCATTTCTACATATTAGTTATTTATTTTTAAAAAATTTTTTTAAGATGATTTTTATTTAAAACTTTATATTAATTAAATACTATTAAGGAGGAATATAATGAAAGCTAAGGTTATATTAAATATCGATATACTAGGAAATGGTAAGTATATTAAAGGTAATGATAAAGAGATATTCTTAGATAATATTAAGGAAGGAATATCACGTATATATAAAGGTAAGAAATTCAAAGTATCTACTGATAGAGGTATATATGCTGGAGCACCTATTGAAGATGATATAGTTATAAGAGTAAGAACGGAGAATGAACTTATATCGTTTAAGAATCCTGATTTAAACTTACTTAAGTTATCTACAGGGTGGAAAGCCGATAGAACTATTATACAAAGATATAGAGCTTCTCATAAATTAAGAAATAAAGGATATGAGCTATTTGACATTAATATATTAATAGCTGACTTATCTGATAAAGATACAGAAAAGTCTGTAGTTGATAGCGTCTTAACTCTTGATAGTCTAGCATCTCACCCAGATGTAAATAATGCACGTGTATTTATATTTGCCTTTGATGAGCTTATGTATAAGGTAAGAATACACAAAGGTGCACCTGACCACAATATAGAGTCAGCTATTGAAGAAACTTGTATTAAAAGAATAAATGAGATATGCCATTATGTCCAATTACTTCTTGATACCTATGAAGCTCATACATCAGTAGATGACTTTAATAAGGAGATAAATAAAAAGTTTGAAGAGATAGTAAAGCTTGATAGTTCAGATGGACTATCTTTAATGTGTATATAAATTCGGTAACATTAGTAGTAATAAAGCACATAATTCTTTAGAATTTTTGTGTCCTACCTGTTAATCGACCATTTTTATATCAGTCGATTTTGTAAGTGTCTTACTATGTAGTAAAATCAATTTTATTTTTTGCATGTTGGTGGCGGTTGCCACCAACTCCTTTTCCTTAATTTTGGTAACATAATATGTAGAAGGATTGTGTAGACAATTCTTATTCAATTTCACAATGTAAGTGTCTTATTTACTAATTGCGTTGATATTCTATTGAATATCGATTCATTACGGAACCAAGTGCTGGGGGAAACCCCAGCACGTCTCTTGCTTTATTTTTAAAATTCACTAACATAGCTAGTAGGTATAATCAAATAATATCATACGTGCGTGTCGCAGTAATTAAATAGATTTTGAATACATAAATACTACAGAATGGAACCCCTCAAATGTTGCCATTCTGTATACTCCTTTCAATACGTAATTAGAGGTATTGAATAACTAATATTTTATTAGAAATCGTTTGTGCGTGTTCGCGTTGTCACTTTAAAATGGATTAATAAGAAGATAGGTGTGGCGTTGTGCCACACCATATCACATCTTTTATAAATAGTATACTGGATTTGAAACAGAATTCTTTCTTTTATTTCTATCCTTTTCGATTTTATCTCTTTGCTCTTCCATCATCTTATCTCTCATCTTTACGAATTCAGAGTTATGTTTTAGAAGTATTTCTATCTCAGACATTGGCATATCTGCGATTTCTTGGTAAGAGTATTTACCTTCAAGGATAATCACAATGTTATGAAGAAATCCTACATGTTTGTCTCCATCTTGTTGAATAAAGAAAGAATCAACAGCTCTAAACCCTCAACCCTCGTATTATTTAAAGCCTTACAAGTTTGAGAAGCACAAGTCCAGTTTCCTGTAGTTATATTTATTCTTTCTTTTACAAACTCATCTTCTATGGTCTTTTCAATTACTTTAGAAGTAGTTTCCTCTAACGACAGCATTGCTTCCACCATTACATCTACTCCATCTACATTAGCGTCGTATGATTCTTCTAAAAACTCAACGCTGTCCCAGTTCTTATCATTTCCTTCAAATGTATATGTGTCTATCTTATTAATATAAGAAAGTAATATACAAGCAGATATAGTTTTAACAACATCTGGATTTTGTAAATTGTATACGAAATCAAACTTAGTATCAATAGATTGATATTTTAAAGCTTCAGGTATAAGTTGTGCGAATGTTTCACACACATAAGATTTAATAGCTTCTCCTAATGCTATATTGGATAGTAGTGATGGGTTATTTAAAGTTATAACAACTCTTGCATCTTTATCCTTAACTTCTATTATCTTATTAGCTAAAGATTTTGCAATACAAGTTTCAAAGTCATCAGACTCTTTGTATGATAGTTTAAGAGTGTCATCTATCTCTTGCATAGCCTTTATGAATTGCTTTTTGATATCAAGCTTAATAGTTCCTTTAGTTCCACAAGTTGCACATTCAACTCCGTATGGTACTTCTTGTATAGCATTAGCTGCTGCTCCTGCAAGATATATATAAGATAAGTCATCATAAGATATATAGTTCATTAAAGCATCTGTAGTTATATCTTCCCCGTCAGCACATAATGGCGTACTTCTTTCAAGTATAGCTTCTACCACTCTTTTCTTAATCATTATATCTTGACTCATTTGAGTAAGTCTTACAATTTCAGTTATTATTGCTGGTTGATGTATTTCAAATACATTAAGCTTTAGATTTGAGTTAGGTAAATATACTTCAACAGAGTTTCCTCTTTTTTGTCTTGATAGTAATTTCTTAACTTTATTTTCCTTTGCTCTTTTATAAGAGTTTAAAGGCTTTTCTGAGTATTTAACGTAAATACTTTTATCTCCTATAACTTCAGCAAGAGACGGTTCTCTTGTAAACTCTTCATCTTTATCAATTACTTTAGGAGCTACTTGTGGTTGTGGTTGACTTGGAGTTTCAATTACTTCAGATTTAACTGCAGTCTCTACAACTACTGTATCATCTATTTTATTATCAACTAATTTATCCATAGCATTTTCAGCAATAGTTCCATCTTCTTGGACAGTATGTCTCATATCTCCAACTGTACCTTCAGCTTCATCGGCTTTAACAGCTCTTGCAATATCAAGAAGCTTTATATAAGGTATCTCATCTATTTCTTCATCTGTATACCCGTGTCTTCTTAATACTTCTACAGCTTCATTTCTGTCTTTCTCTGTATAAGCCATATAATCTTCAAGTCCTGTATCCAAAGCACTATTTATCTTCTTTACTTCATCTTGGTCAAGATTTGGTATTATACCTCTTTCTGAACCTTGTTCTTGTGCAGTTCTTTGCATATTTAAAGTAAGTGCTCTTGCTTCAGAAATATCTATTACTTCAATATGTCTTTTATTAGGTACAGGTTGTGTACCTACATTCACTTCTGTTGGTTGTACAGGTTGTGCAGGTGTATGCTCCTCATTTACTGGTGTAGACGCAAGTTCTGTTAAACTAGGTCCTTTTTGTACATCAGGTATTTCATTTTGTCCTAATGTTTTAGAAAATTCCGCTAAGCTCATTTTGTTTTCCATTTATAATTCCTCCTTGTCTATTTAAAAAAGTTTTTACCATCAACTATATTTACACTGACTTGTGTATCATATCCATCATCAAATAACTGTACCTTTTCTCCAGTTATAAGAGTTATCTCAATAACTGATATAGATTGGTCTCCAGTTATCTCATCACTTATTGGATATAAAGATACATCAGACACAACTGGATAATCACAATATGATGATATTTGTTCTTGTAAATCCATTTGCTGTCTTGCAAGTTCTTTTGAGTTCATAATGAAGTGTCTTCTTGAATGTAAGTTATAACCCATTTTAGGCATTTCCGGTATAGTACCCGGAACCATAAGTATCAGATTTATTAAAAAGTTTACTACACTTCTTATATCTTCATATCTTTCATTTGTATTAAATTCAGATAGTCTCATAGGGGTTTCTATAACAGACTTAAGATTTAAAACATCGGTCTTTACAACTTTCATATTACACCTCCTATCTTTAAAACATCTCTTTATCGTGGTGTTTTGGAACATTTTTGTAAGAAATAAAGGTTTATCGAAAGGAGAAGAACTATGACTGAGAAACAAAAAGCGTTTCATGAAAGAAATAAATATAGGAAGAATATAGGTAATTGTGTTATCTGTAAGAAGCCTACTACATGGAATGAAGAGAAAGGAAGATATGATAGATTTTGCTCAGATGCTTGTGTTAAGAAATATGTAGAGATAAGAAATAAAAGAGTTCTTGATAAGTATGGTACTACAAATCTTGCAAGTATTCCTGAGTTTCAAAAAGATAAACTTATGGCAAATAGAGGTATAGCTAAGACTTATACATTTAAAGATGGGGGTAGAAAGATAGTTCTATCTAACATAGAATATCAAATACTTGAGTATTTAGACAGTGCTGGATATACTTCAGAAGATA